CGGGCCGGAGGCTGGCGGATCACAACATCGGACGGGCTAGACTGATGGCGATCAACACCTACGACGTCGGGGACCTGGTCAAGGTCTCCGTCCTGTTCACGGACATCAACGACGAGCCGGCGGATCCCGCGACGGTCTCGCTGGCGTTCTCGGACCCGAGCGGGAACTCGCTCACCTACGACTACGGCTCCGACCCCGAGGTCGTCAAGAACTCGACCGGGAGCTACTACGTGGAGCTGAGCATCGACGAGGCCGGAGATTGGTTCTACCGGTGGTATTCCACCGGGGCCGGCCAGGGGTCCGAGCAATCGCAGTTCGCGGTCAAGCCGAACAGCGCATGATCGCCGCCGGCAAGCTGAGGCACAGGATCACGCTGCAGGAGTTGACTGCCGGTAGTCCGCAGGTCACAGGTAGCGGCGAGCCGGACGAGTCGTGGACCGACCTCGCGACCGTCAACGCGAGCGTCGAGCCGCTCTCCGGGCGTGAGCTGTTCGCAGCGCAGGAGCACCACTCGGAGGTCACCACCCGGATCACGATCCGATACCGGACGGGGATCAACGCGAAGCAGCGGGTCTCGTTCCGCGGTAAGACCTACAACATCAGGTACGTCCTGGACCCGGAGGAGCGGCACAGGGAACTTCAGCTCCTCTCGGCAGAGGGAGTCAACGAGGGATAGATGGCGACCGAGTTCATCACAGTCAAAGGTCTGAGGGAGCTGGCCGTGGCAGCGCGGAAGCTCAACGACGAGGTCAAGCAAAAGATCGCCGCGAACGCGGTCCTCGCGGGCGCGAGGATCACGAGGGACGCTGCGCGCGCCCTCGCCCCAGTCCTGAAGTCTCGCTACCACGACGACCCGCGGAGGCGGCCCGGGACGCTCCGCCGGAAGATCGTCGCCGTCAAGGTCCGGAAGGGCGACTACCCGGAGGAGGTCATGTCGCTCGTCGGCGTGCGGCTCCTCTCCAGGGGCGCGATCAGCAAGTTCAAGCAGCAGACCGGGAAGGCCGGCGCGCAGAACCCGGACGACGCGTTCTACGGCGACATGGTCGAGCTTGGGACGAGCGCGCACACGCACCGCAGGGTCTCTATCCCTGGCGTGCGATTCCTAAAGCGCGGGTTCGAGGGAACCGCGGAGAGGGCTGCGAGGGAGATCCGCGACAAGGCGGGCAGAGAGATCATCCGGTTCGGGAACCGCCTAGGATGAGCTTCCAGTCCGACTTCCGCTCGACGCTCGTCTCGGACGCGACGGTCACATCACTGGTCGGCGAGAGGATCTACCCAGTCAGGCTCCCGCAAGGAGCCACGCTGCCGGCGATCGTCTACTTCCGCACCGGGGGCAGGACGGAGCACAAGCCGGGGGCGCAGACCACCGGCTCGACGCGTAACTTCATCATCCAGGTGCAGGCCATCGGGCGGAACTACGACGAGGCCGACGCCGTGGAGGAGGCGATTTACGCGAAGCTGGACGACACCGAGGGCCAGCCGATCAGCTGCCGGCCGCTGGGGGAGACGCAGGATCTGTACGACCCGGAGACGAAGCAGTTCATCACGGCCTCCGATTACTCGATCTGGTACAAGCCGCTGTAACTGAAAAACGCTGTAACTGAAAAACGGAAGCACCTACCGCTCGCCGCCCTAGGGCGGTTTTTTTTCGTCTAAAGGCACGTCTGAAGGAGACTAACCATGGCATCGCTCGCAGTACCAACACAGGGCACCAAGCTCTACGTCTCGGACACCAGCCCCACGAGCTTCGTCCAGATCCCGGACGTGACGAACATCCCGTCGGTCGGCTCGAGCGAGCGCCCGCGGATCGACGTCTCGAACATGGACTCCCAGTCCAGGGAGTTCCGGTATGGGCTCTCGGACACCGGCTCGGTCGAGTTCGAGATCAACTACGTCCCGTCGAACGCGGTCCACACGATCGTCGAGTCCGCTGCGGAGAACAACACGGAGAAGACCTTCCGCGTGGAGTTCTCGGACGGGACGACGTTCACCGGGAACGGCTTCTTCGAGACGTTCGCGAAGTCGGCCGAGGTCGACAACGTCTACAAGGCGAACGTGTCGTTTAAGTGGAGCGGCCTGCCGGTCAAGGCCTGATCGTAGGTAAGTCAATTTCTCAAGGAGGAAGAGCATGAACGAGGAGAAAGTCGCAAAGGGGGCAGATCGCCTGCTCAAGGCGTTCCGTCCGGACCGCGAGGTGATCCAGGTCGCCGGAGAGGCGATCCACATCACCGAGCTGTCCGGAGAGCAGGCGACGTCGCTCCCGACTGGGTCGGACTTCATCTACCGGCTGATCGCCGCGACGGTCGTCGACAAGGACGGGAGGAGGATCTTCACAGACTCCGACGAAGACCTCAAGGAGATCAAGAGCTGGGGCAACCGTAAGCAGCGCAAGATTATCCGCGCCGTGCTGAGGCTCAACGGCATGGACGAGGAGACGGAAAAAAACTCCGACGCCGGCCCGAGCGCCGGCTGATCATGCACCTCGCGCTGGCGTTCGGACGGATGGACGTCGACGCGATGCTGCGCGAGATCGGAGCTAGGCAGCTCCACGAGTGGCTCTCGTTCTGGAACCTGGAGGGCTTCGGGGAGAAGCGGGCCGACATGCGGATGGGGATCGTCGCCTCTTTAGTAGCGAACATCAACCGAGACCCGAAGCGCAAGCCCGCGCCATTCAAGCCTGCTGACTTCATCCCGAAAATCAAGGAAGACACCGCTCGCATGCAGGAGGCAGAGTTGAAGGCAGCGCTCACCAGGATGTCGAAGCCGAGGTAATCAGATGCCATATGGTTCTCTGATCATCAAGTTCGCCGCAGATACCGCAGAATTTCAACGCGACATCGGACGCACTGCGACCCTCATCAGGCGGGACATCAGCGGCGCCATCGCTGGAGCTACTCGCGCTCTAGCGATATTTGGGACTGGCGCATCTGCTGCTGGTTTCGGATTGCTCATAAAGCACGCGATAGACGTGCAGGATGAATTGAACAAGATGAGCCAGAAGGTAGGCGTATCGGTCGAGAGCCTATCCGGCCTTCGGTACGCTGCCTCATTGTCTGATGTATCTCTAGGTGATCTTGGGTCATCGTTAGCCAAGCTGTCGAAGAATATGTCTGACTCTGCGGACGGGTCAGGCGACGCGGCGGCGGCATTCAAGGCACTGCGCATCGAGGTCAAGTCAGCGGATGGCGGACTGCGCTCCTCCGAACAGGTATTCGGGGATGTCGCCGATGCATTCGCGCAGATGGAAGATGGTGCCGGCAAAACGGCGATTGCTATAAAGATATTTGGAAGGTCCGGTGCTGAGCTAATTCCTCTGCTCAACCAGGGCAGAGACGGCCTCCGTGAGATGCATGAGGAGGCAAAAGAATTTGGAGTGATCTTCGGTACTGATGCAGCGCAAGCAGCAGAGCGCTTCAATGATTCGCTTACGAAGATCGGCTTCGTTATCGAGGGCATCGCCACTGCAATTGGCGCAAGTTTCTTGCCGGCGATGGCAGATTGGATCGATGCAAACTTAAAAGCCATAAAGATCGCTGGAGGATTAACCGAAGCGCTGAACTTGTTCGTCTTCGATCTGAACGCGATGACTACCGAGCACCCGGTAGAACAGATCAAGAGACTCAACAGCGAAATAATTGAACTAGAGCGACTTCTAAGCACGCGTACTTCTGCTAGCGGGTTATCTCAATACATCCCAACAGGGAAAGACTTAGAGCTGCTCGATAAATATCGAAAGCAGGTTCAATTTCTCAATGTGCTTTTGGAGCAACAAACCAAAAGAAATCTTCAGGGAACAGAATTCGAGGGCTTCGACGAGGCTCTCGCAAGAGCACAGCGCGGCGTAGCTAAAGGGCGCGCCCCATTACTAGCTGATCCTAAAAAGGCAGAGGATGAAGCTGGAAAATTGTTGGCACTCCAGAAGCAGCTCGGGGATGCATCAGAGAATCTTGCCATCTCTCGCGCGGAGGCGATATCGCGTCAGGAACAGATCACCGCGACGAACAGGCTCCGCATACTCGATCGGTTCCATTCTCAAGGCCTTGTAGAAGAGCAGGATTACTGGCGCACTCGGCTCAGCATTCAGCAAGAGGCCATCGCGCAGGAGATTGCTGCGGTGGACGCGGAGATCCAGCAGCGCGAGCGAGCCGTGGCCACAGCGCTGGAACAGCAGCAGCGTGGCGGCAAGGACTCCGGTAAGGCGGCGGTCGAATACCTTAAAGCTACCAAGGATCTGGAGGCCGCGCAGCAGAAGCGCATCACGCTGGAGCGCGAGGCGGGTCAGATCGCCGTCGAGTCCAATCTCGACGCAGAGGAAAGCGCGCAGCGTTACAGGGACGCTGTCGAAAGCTTGAACGCACAGCTTGCCGAACTGCAAGGGCGCTCCGCTGACGCGGCAGCGATCCGGTTCGAGCAGCAGACGCGCGCGATCAGAGCTCAGGCGCGTCGCGATCCTGCAACGCAGCAGATCATATCCGACCTGGAAAAGGCGACCGTATCGCAGGCGAGCTTCAACGACGCGGTCCGCGATGGCGAATTCATCCTGCGAGGTCTGGCGCTCCAAGAGGAGAGGATCAACAACTCGCGTGAAGCCGGAGCGATCTCCGAATTCAAGAGCCTCAAGGAGATCAGCGCCGCGAGGGAGGAATCTCTCGTGCAACTCTCCGCGATCGCGGACGAGATGCAGGCCATCGCCGCAGAATCGAAGAACGTATTCCTGATCCAGCAGGCGGAGGCGTTCCGCATCGAAGTCGAGAAGCTCGCATCCCAGACAGATCTACTCGCGCAGAAGTTTGACCAGATCTCTGAGAGCGCCTTCGCGGACTTTCTGACGGAAGTGCTGGACGATGTCAAGAGCGTGGAGGATGCCTTCAAGCGGATGGTCGACTCGATCATCAAGCAGATCAACAGGCTCGCCTCGGAAGAGATCGCGAATGTATTGTTCAAGGCGATCCGCGGGGAAGGCAAGGGCGGAGGCATCGGACAGGTTCTCGCCGGCATCTTCTCAGGAGACTTCTCGAAACAGATCGCCGGAGCTGTGGAAGGTGCCGGTCAGAGCATTGGTGACATCCAAGCCAAGGTCAAGCCGATCTGGGAGTTCGAGGGCATCGAGCCGCCGACCGTTTCCGTGAACACGCAACCGGTGTGGGACTTTGCCGGCATCGAGCCGCCGAAGGTCTCGATCCCCACGGAGCCGGCATTCGACTTCGCGGGCGTCAACATCCCGAAGATTCCAGTTCCGACCGAGCCGCAGTGGGACTTTGCGGGCGTGCCGCAAATCTCTATCCCAACACAACCGGAATGGGACTTCGCTCGGGTGCCGCAGGTCGTCGTCCCGACCCAACCGGAGTGGAACTTCTCGGACGTTAAGATCCCGACCATCTCCGTCCCGACGGAGCCCGTGCTCGACTTCGTCGACATGGAACGAGCCATCAAGACGATCTCCGTCCCCGTTGAGTCCGCGGGGCCGATCCAGGTCTCGACGCCGGACGAGCTGACCATCCCGGTCGAGGGGCTCTTCAAGGGACTCACCGACGTCCCGGCGCCGACGGAGATCCCCGTCGAGGGGATCTGGAAGGGCCTCACGGAGGCGGTCGAACCGATCAAGATCCCCATCGAGGGACTCTGGAAGGGGCTGGCCAGCTCCGTAGAGCCGATCGACGTGCCGATCAACGGGCTGTTCCAGGGGCTCGCGAGCGCCGCTGGCGGGGCCGGCTACTACGCGGCCGCGGACATCTCGAACCTCTTCCTGCAGAACGGCGGGAGGGTCAAGGCCGGACATGCCTACGTCGTCGGGGACGGCGGGGAGCCGGAGTGGTTCGTCCCGGACACCGCCGGCAGCGTGATCCCGTTCTCCGAGATGTCCTCCGGCGGAGGCAGGATGACGGTGATCAACCAGTTCACGATCTCCGGGCAAACGGATAGGCGGTCTCAGGACCAGATCGCGCTCGCCGCCGCGAGGGGCGTGCAGCGGTCGCTTGACAGGAACGGCTGATGACGTTCAGGGAGACTCCGCGGTTCCCGACAAAGCTCGCATTAGGGGCAGAAGGCGGCCCGTCCTACGTCGTCGAAGTGGTGCAGCTCCGGTCGGGTGCCGAGCAACGCAACCTCCTGCAAGACAGGCCGAGGCAGCGCTACTCGATCGCGTTCCTAAACCGCGAGGAATCCGAGATCATGGCGCTGAACGCCTACTTCCGGGCGTGCAAGGGGCAGGCTCATCCGTTCCGGTTCAAGGACCCGCTCGATTTCGAGGTCACTGGGTCCGATGGGATCGTCTCGCTCATCCCCGGGAGCCCGAGCGGCCTCTACCAGCTGAAGAAGCGCTACACGTCCGGGTCGGACACCGAGGACCGGACGATCCTGAAGCCAGTCAACCCGATCACGGTCGCCGGAGGAGGGACCTACTCGGTCGACTACACGACCGGGATCGTGACCCACACGGGAGGTTCCGCCCCGTCGGGCTGGACCGGCGAGTTCGACGTCCCCGTCCGGTTCGACGTCGCCGCGATGCGCGCGGCGGTCGTCAACATCGGCGGCGGGCAGAAGCTCGGGACGTGGGACTCCATCGAGCTGATCGAGGTGTTCGAGACGTGAAGACGATCTCCGCCGCGATGGCGACGCACATCAGCGGGACGGTGCTCACGCTCGCGACTTGCTGGAAGGTCACCCGCACGGACGGCGTCGTCTTCGGGTTCACGGACTACTCGGAGGACATCTCCTTCGAGAGCGTGCTCTACAGGGCGTCCACGGGGTACGAGTCGAGCGCCGTGCAGTCCTCCTCCGATATGGCGATCGACAACCTGGAGATCTCCGGGGCGCTCAACTCGGCGGCGATCGTCGAGAGCGACGTCTTCGCCGGGGTTTGGGACCACGCGGAGGTCGAGTGGTTCCGCGTCAACTACGAGTCTCTAGGGGACGGGAAGATCTCGGTCCGCAACGGCCGGCTCGGCGAGATACGGGTCGCGGGGATCGGATTCTTCGCGGAGCTTCGCGGCCTGATGTGGGGCCTCCAGCAGACGGTCGGGGAGGTCTACACGCCGAGCTGCCAAGCAGATTTATTCGACGCCCGATGCACGCTGAACGCGGATGACTTCGACGTGACCGGAACGGTGACCCACGTCACGGACCAGGCGAACTTCCGGGACACGTCCAGGACGGAAGTCGACGACTACTTCGGCGGAGGTCGGATCTACTGGACCGGCGGCGCGGCGAGTCCCGGCGGGCTGAACTCCGGCAAGTCGATGGAGATCAAGACGAACACGCAGGCGACCGGGCTCTTCACGCTCCAGATGCCCATGATCTTCCCGATCCAGGTGGGGGACACGTACGTCATGTGGCCCGGATGCCGGAAGCGCTTCGCGGAGGACTGCGTCACGAAGTTCTCGAACGGCGTCAACTTCAGAGGGTTCCCGCACGTGCCCGGCCTCGACGCGATCTTCAAGCGGCCATGAGCACGGCGGACGAGGTGGTCGCGGCGGCCAGGGGGCTCCTCGGGGTTCCGTTCCGGCATCAGGGGCGGAGCCCGGAGGGAATCGACTGCGTCGGCCTGGTCACCTGTATCGCCAAGGCACTTGGGATCTCGAGCTACGACGCGGTCGGGTATCGCAGGTTCCCGAGGGCGATCGACTCCACGCCGATCGAGGCGGTCTGCGGTCGGGAGATGATGCAGATCGACCCGGCCGAGATGCGCGCCGGGGACGTCGCGCTCTTCGCCTACGAGCATACGCGCCACCTCGCGGTCGTGGCGGACTACCACGCCGGGGGGCTCTCGATCGTCCACGCCTACGAACCAGCGGGTAAGGTCGTCGAGAACCGCCTGGACGAGGAGTGGCGGCGGAGGCTCAGGGCGGCCTACCGGCTGCCGGGGGTCGCCTGAGTGGCCGTCCTAGCGCTGGGCCTCGTCGGCGCGGCCATAGCGCCCGCGGGTTACGCCGCCGTCGGATGGGCGATCGGAAGCCTGGCGGGGCAATTCCTCTTCCAGAAAAAACCCCCGGACCAGCAGGTCTTCGGCCCGCGGCTTGGGGACACGCGCGTCCAGGCCTCGACGTACGGGACCGGGATCCCGGTCATCGACGGGACCGCCAGGGCAGCGGGGAACATCATCTGGACGAACGGCATCCAGGAGCGCATCTCCCAAAGCTCCGAGGAGGTCG